CTCTTTTTTCATCTGCTTGAATTGTTTTTTAGTTTTTATACCTTTTTTCTTTGCCTCCATAACATCTGAATATTCATCTAGTAAACTTTCAGTAGCAGCTTTTTTTGATCCTGCTTTTTTAATTTTTCTATTCATCGCATCCACTCTAGATTTATAAAGATTGTATGCTTTCCCTAATCCTCTTATTGCAGCTCCTGCCATTATTTTATTAACTCCTTATAATATTTATCTAACATTTTTTTTGTTTTTGGTTCTAATATAGGCCTAACCTCTCTGTAATTTTTAAATTTTTTCTTACCAGGTGCCTTTGTAACTTGTTGTGGCATCTTTGATCTGTTAACCACCATATTATACCATGCCTTTGTAGTATTTGACAAGACTTGGGTTGGATACTTTAACACCACCAAGATCTCCACGAATGTAACGACCACGATAAGGCTCAGTAACACCACCAGCAGCTTTTTTAGTCCTTTTAGCAAAAGTGCGGACGTTGGTAGGCTTTGGTCCCACGTTAGAAGCTGCTCTTTTTCTAGCAACGGCTGAACGTCTTTGACTCTCTGACATTCTTCTTGCTTTTGCAAGCGGGACACACTTTGGATATTTTCTTTTCGCATCTTTCTTTTGTTTTGATCTTCCACACTTAGCAAAAGACCCATCTTTTCTTTTAGATCCTATGTCGACCCATTTTTGTTTGAACCAATCATCTAGACCTTTTTTAGCCATATTAGGCCGCCTTTACTTTTAAAGTTTTCTTTCTCCTGTTATTTAAAACTTTACCACAACCTTTTGCTATGATTCTTTTTTGTTTTTTCTTTTTCATTATCTTTTTCTAGCTTTTCCAAAACCTGAAAGTTGAGCCATGCCTCCACCCATTTTACCTTGTCTTCTTAATCTTTCAGCAGCCTCTGCTACTCCACCACCAGCTTTGTAAACTCTACCACCCATTGCAGATGGCTTACGTCCTCTAAAATCTTTTCTCTTTACACCCGATGGATCTTTAATTTTACCTGCACAAATTTTTGATGCGTAGGCGTTTGCATAGGCACTAGGGTAAACCTTAAATTTTCTTTTTGCTGCAGCTTTACCTCTAGGACAAAGTTTAGTCATCTTTTTTCCTTTTACACATACATTGTTTGATACAAAGAATTTTACACAAAACGTTTTTTATAACTGATCTAATTTTTTCTAACATTACGCTTTACCTTTTTTCTTTTTCATTAAAAATTTTCTAAGACCTGGATTTAATTTAGCCATGCCACCTTTTTTCATGCCAGTAGCTTTTCCAAGATCTTTGGCACCTTTTCCATCAGCTGCAAAAAATGGAACTTTCTTTCCACCTTTCATAACCATTTTAAGTTTGCCACCTTCTTTCATCATAGGTCGTTTCATCATTCCACCACCCATTTTTTTCATTCTTTTTTCTTTTATTTTTTTAGTTACTGCTTTAGCTGCAGCTGCAACACCACCAACCGGTGTCATTCTTGCAATTTTACCTGCACCTTTCATGATTTTTTTCTTTGTGTCTCCACCTTTTTGCATCATAGGTCGTTTCATCATCATTCCACCACCCATTTTTTTCATACGTCCGCCATTCATAGCGCCACGTCTGTTTGCAACCTGTGTATTATATCTAGGATTTGCCATTATTTTTTACCTCCGTTTTTAAATATTTGTGTACCCTTTATACCAAAAATACTGGCTACGACAAGGATCCATAAATTCGTAAACCATTTTGGAAGGTTAGAAAAATATTCAAAAAACAGTTCTACCTTCTGCATTGCAGCTGGATCATCACTAATCACAGCCCATGCAAGTAATATAATCGGGATTGACAACAGGATCAAGACAAATTCGTCTTTCCAATCATTTTGTCTAGCCTCTAATAATTTACCCTGGTAAGCCTCTTCTCCGCGGGCCATACGCTCAGCGTGTAGAAGTTGAGCATCAGACATCGCCATCTTAGTTCTTTGTCTATTTTGATAAATTTTAGACCCTGTTTGTATTGCCATTTTGGCTAAACCAAACCATGCCATACTATGCCTTACCTTTCTGCTTAATACCTGCTCTATTTAAAGCAATAGCTATCGCTTGTTTACGATTTTTTACCTTTTTATCAGATTTTCCAATAGTTAATTTACCTTTTTTAAATTTTCTTATGGTTTTTGCTATTTTTTTGTCTTGTTTTTTAGTCTGTTTCATTTTTTCCTCTAATAATTGCTATGTTTCCAGCCATTTTATCACCAGATGGTATGGTTTTACTTAAAATAGTTTTTTCAATCGACGTATTAGCTCTTAATTTTGCTAATTCTTCGTTTTGTTCACGTTTTTCATCTTGATTTTGATCATTTAACATAGCTTTCATCTTATCAAGGTTTAATCTCTCTTCACCCTCCATACGTTTTCTCTCATTTTCTTGTGCACGTAGGTCTAATTCTCTAGATCTTAGTTTAGCAACAGGATCATTGTCAAATTGTGAAGTAATTTTCTTCTCTTCATTTTTAAATTCTTCCATCATCTCTGCAATCAACACTGCTTTTCTAGATTCTACTTTTTCTGATAGCATTCTTGCTTGCATTTGCATTTCAGGATTTGCCATTGCTTGTTGATTTTGTGTCATCATTGAAAGTTGTTGTATTTCATTTCTAAATTCCATTTCAACTTGCTCTAGTGCCATTAAAGAAATACGTTCTAAAATATTTTTTTGTAAAGAAGCCATAATGATGGGAGCATTTCTTACCATGTTAGTTGCCATAAAATTTAAATGTGAAGTAATGTGAGCTCTATGGTCTTGACCAGGAAATGCTTGAAAAGCTTTTCCAGCCATAGCATCAATTTGTTCTAACGCTGGATCTTTTGGTGCAGGTGGTGCTTCTCTTTTTAAAATTGAGTCTACATTTTTTACACCAAGTGCTTCATACATGTTTCTATAAACTTCATATAAATTATGAATGTTAGGATTAGAAGTTGCAAGTTGCAGCTCCGACTGAGCAAGGGAGATACGCTGAGTCTGTGAAAAAATATTTGGATCTGCAACTGGCAAAACATCAACTCTATCATCAAAGTCATTTTGTTTGATGAAGCGTTGTCCTCCTACCACGTCGTAGGGGTATTCGGGTGGTAGGTAAAGTTTGAAAACTCTAGATAATAAATTAAATTCTACTTTGAGAGATGAATACAATCTTTTATGTATAGCCGACATTACACGACTACCTCTCTCTAGAAGCGCAACGGTCGTACCCACAGCTGCTCCTTGATTCCCATCGCCCACTTGCAAGTCCGCTATAGAAGCAAAGCGTTGACCTGCCTGAACTACGACCCCCATTAACTGTAATAAAGTTGCAGATGGTTCTTTGTAAGGTAGCATCATAAACGCATCTCTAATGTTACCACCTGGTGCATCTACATCTCTAAATTCTCCTGGTTGTATCGCTTGTGCATCATCTCTAATTCTGATGCCTCGTTGTTTAAAACCTGCAGGTAAATTAGATAATGTTCCTGCATCTAATAGTTGTCGTAAAGCAGCGGTCGCTGTTCTTGATAGACCACCGATCATGTGTATCAAACCAAAACCGTAAAAACCAAGTCCTGGTAAAAATTTAAAATGCACAAAATATTGTATGGGTTTTCTAAGTCTGTCACCTATTTCATAATTTCTTCTAACAGATAATATTTGTCCTGACGCTTCTTCAATAGTTACTATGTATGGAAGTTTGATTCCTGTAGGTGTATTGTCTACGTCTACATCTTCAAAACCATCAAGATCTATTTCTGTGTGAAACTCTAATAAAGTAAATACATTACCTTCTTTTGTTTTTCTTTCACCAGCAAGTTCTCTTTCTTTTTTCTCTGCTTCTGTTTCATTCATAGGTCCTGGTGTAAGTTCGATGTCTCTGTAAAAACCACTCACTTGTTGTTTTCGTAAATCATTTTCCGACATACGAACAACATGGACAATGGACTCTGCATCGGTCAAAGAGGTTGCAGTGTAAGGCACAACTAAATCATCTGCAGGCACAAATTTAGAAACAGCTTTACCTTCTACTTCATCGTAATAAATTTTTTTAAATGCAGATCCTGCAAGAGGTAAATAAAATAATAGTTGATCAAAGTCTGGCTCATAGTCTGTCATGTTATTCATGATTTCATAATTCATGTAATCTTTAACACGTTGAGCTTGTTGTTGTTTTTGTGGTGTGCTGATCCCTAAGACTTGTGTTCTAACGGGACCTTCAGCTGGTAATAATTCCTTGTACGCCAAAGCCTGAAACTGGGTCACGGCTTCTGCTAACACAGGGTGGGTTGCACCTGACGCACCTCTGAAAGGTTCTGTGCGATTATCATATTTAAATCCTAGTAAGTCTAAACCATCTGTATAAGACTTCTCCCATTCTTTTCTGGACATTTTATAATCACGATAACTGCCCATTAGATAGGATGATAAACTTCCCAACACATTATCAGGTAACAACTCTGCTAAATTTGCAAAGTGTTCGTCTGACTGTGGTTGAGATGCAACACTAGGATCAAAGTTTATATCAACACTGCCATCTTCATTTTCTTGAACGTCAACAGGTGGACCTTGTTGTT